ACGGCAATATGTACCCAACGCTGCCCGGCACGAATATCCGCGATTATTCACGGCCTGGGTATCGGATTAATAACTATTAAGCATTCAATAATGAAAATATTAAATTTTATTATTTTTATTATTTCTTTTATGTGTATATGGATACTTGGTTGCGCGCTAGCAGATTATTATTTTGAATTTAATGCGCGTTCATGGTCTATGGCATGGGGTTATATCGTGGCAATTACTGGTAAATTTTTTGCTGGTTATTGTGCTGATATATGGGGCGAACTGTTTTCAATAAAATGAGGAAATAAAATGTTAAATTACGGACAAAAAGAAGTTTTGAAGTTGCTGAAACGCTGTAAAAAATCAGGCGTTACCCATTGGGATGCGCTAAATAAGCTTGGCCTGTACCGCTTAGGTGCCAGAATCCATGAGCTACGGCAGATGGGCCACAATATCGAAACAGTAAACGAGACCGGCCAGAACCGCCGGGGTCATAAAGTGCGCTATGCAAGATATGTCCTCAGGTAATAAAAAACCCCGCTGATGAGGCGGGGTTAAATCACTTGCAAACAAGGGAGTTTACGATTATGATTTTTTATGTCTGGTTTAGCGGCCTAGACAGGATTAATTCTACCAATCAATTCTATCCTGTCAATCAGTTTTTTCGATTAAAGCCTACCAGACCCCGGACGGGTATACCAACGGTGGCGGGCTATCCACGTGCTAAACAAACCTGTATCACTCGCTTGAGACCGGCGAGGCCATTAAAACCTTCGTTATGTGATGGGTTAGGGTGGCTGGCGGTTCCCAGGGTTATCACAAGCCCTAAAACCGTGAAGGACAATGCTGATACTTGTAGGCGCGAGGACTTAGACGATCTGTCCTGTAGACAGGGGTACATAATAAACCCCTATCACAAACGGTCTAAATGACTTTTATGCTCTAAAAAAAGGATGAGGTAAATGCAATGTAAATGCGGTGGAAGCACACAAGATAGGCAAACTGTTGAAAATAAACAGGTTGTTGTTAAGTATGCGCGCTGTATTGCTTGTGGACAAATTTATGTTTGGTGGAAATCTGATAAATTTAAAGGGAAAAGATAATGGATATGGTTGCAGAAATTCAGGAACTGAAAGAACGCATGGATTCATTAGAGGAATATCTACGAAAAAAGTATGAGACAAAAGGCGGGCGATTTATCAAGCCAACGCTGGCAGAAATCAAAGCCTATTGCAAAGAACGTGGTAATACCGTGGACGCTGAAGCCTTTTATGATTTTTACGAATCGAAAGGCTGGATGATCGGTAAAAACAAGATGAAGGATTTTAAAGCCGCTGTCCGGCAATGGGAAAAGCGGGAGCAAGACGAAAAGAAAGTGATCAAACGCCCTAAATCCGATCACGAATGGATCGTGTTAGGCGCGCAGCATGGTTTACAGGCCCGGCCAGGGGAAAGGATTTTAAGAGCCGGGTAGAAATGGCGGTATTTTGAGTAATGGGATGGTGGTTGGTAGTGTGAAGCGAAAAGACCGAAAGCGGAACCCGAGGGTTTTGGGCCCTCCAGTCATAAATCTAGGGCCGCCGGAAAGCAGATCCAGCCGGCCATCATTCCACCCAACAATGGATAGATTGGCTTGCGGAACTCGGCAAGTACAGCGAATCACTTAGGTAGAGAGGGACTATGGCAACGAGGATCGTCACTGTCATTAAGAGTAATCGCCTGATTCGTGCAGGGTTTGATCCCCTGTCTATCCTCCTTATTGGAGAGAGATTATGAAAAAATGGAGAACACCAAAAGCTAAACCGGGCGAACTAAAAGTGGCTTTTGGCAAAGCTGCCGGAGAAATAGATTTATTTTATTGCTTTGGTGGTAATGGCGCAGATTCTGCAGACTCTAGGATGCTTAGTCATTTTTTTGAACGAGTAACTTACTTTGATGATCGCAATTTACGGCAGGAACTGGAACATCGTAATTATGATATTACAACTTTAAAATTTACTATTCAGCAACGAAAATGAAACTCCTCCCCCTCATCCTCCTGCTATCCGCCTGTACCCCGCAGGCTGAACCGATCAAGGTAGGGATGTGGTGCAAGGGAGAGTATGTGATGGATTGGGCTGAACACCAATGCGGGAGGGATTTATGAATACGAGGGAGCGAATGATGGGCTTGGATAAACTGAAAACCCTTAACCAAGCCGTAATTGAGGCGGTATGGGGGGTGAAGAAATGAACAAGAGGGAAAAAGCGAAAGCAGAAATTCAAGAATTATTAAATGAATTTACCCATTGCGAGGATGATGAATCCGCCGATGATGCCGCGAGAATTATTAATAATTACATGGTAGCCGCCGAGGAAGAAATTGCCTTAAATGAGGTTTTGAGAGAACAAAACTTTGCTATGAATAAGACTATAGCGGAGCAGGGAAAAGAAATCACCCGGTTGCGGGAGGAAAACGAAAAATTAACCGCTAATTGCGCTTATTATGTAACTGAATGGATGAAGATGAGGCGCAAAGAAGAAACATTCAAGGAGAGCAATGATGAACTTTGAGGAGAAAGCAAAAGCAGTATTGGATTTAATATATTCAGATTTTGGGCAATCTGGTGGTATAGATGTATTAACTCTTGTTGAGGAGTTTCATGCCATTAGGAACGCCGCCATGAAGGAAGGACGGAAACAGGGATTGGAGGAAGCGGCGAAGATTGTAAAAGAACCGCTGGATAGACCAACAGAGGAAGAAAAGGCACAAATGGAGCAAGGCATGACTATCAGCGAAATCAAAGCAGACCGTATTCTCAAATTAATCGAATTATAGCCAATAGGCTAAATCCGGCCTGGCGGAACCAGGAAATAAAGGAGATAAACCCATGAAGAAAGTGATTTTTGCAATAATGTCAATGATGGTGATTAGTATCAGCGCAAGTGCCGCAGTACCTGTTTTAGGGCCTATGATTTTTGGTGTGGCCGCAGGCGGTACTGGCTATCTGGCGGGTTCGCGTGATGCGTCTGGTCAGCCTGGCGCTTGTTATAATGAACCTGTACGGCTTGTAAAATGGAAGTCTGCCCCTGGATACAGCTTCGAAGTGGCTGGCTGTGATTATCAGGCCAAAAAAGACAACTTGATTGTCATTAAATAAGCAAACGGTAATAAAGCCCGCTGATTTTGGCGGGCTTTTTCTAACATGCAGCTACAATTTCCCAGTTTTCAGCTTATTCCGCTGCAGCACCGGTATAATTGCCCTGTCTGCAGAAAATCGACCGCTTTTGCGGTTCATGTTGCCAACTATCAAGATAATCGCACTTATTTAACCTGCTTGGCTTGCGGTATGGATTACGTGTCTATTTTCCCGGCATTGCTCGATATTCGAACATTCAAGAATTATTTTTATTTTCCTGATGTTATTAATAAACCGAGAGGCTATTTCCAAATCTGTCACAGGTGATTTATGTTCCAGGATAAATACGGCACCATATTTATCAGTTTTTTTGAGGCGTTTGTCATGTTCTGGCTGACGGTCTATACGTTTATGTATTTATGGCATTTCCATGATCTGCCGATTAATCCATTGTCATATGGCATTATGGAAATCGTAATGCTGGCTTTAATGGCCGGCTGGATCGATAAAGTAGCGGAAATAAAGGAAATATGGGATGATTTACCGGATTAATTTCTATGCTACACTGTAATAAATTGGGGTGGCCGCCTTCCCTCCAAAGCTATCGGCCGGTTAGATAGCGAAGGGGCTATATCTCATTTCCAGGATGCCCCTTATTTATTTATCCTGGAAAATGGGTAAAAGCGGGCGGCCAGGCAACCATTTGACGCCGTAATATAGCCAAGCCGGTATATTTTATGTAATGGAAATAGATACAGGGATATTGGTCGAAATAATAGCTTGCAATAATGCCCGCATGAAACATCATATAGGCACTATTGGAAGAATTATTCGCCCTGAATTATACCGTGAGAATCATTGGCATGTGGAAGGCGCAGAAAAAAACATAATAGGTGCGAATTGCTGCTGGCATGAAAGCCATTTAAAACCATTATCAGATCATCGAAAATGCACATGGCAGGATTTGAATGATAACGGGATTGATTGGAACCCGATGAGACAAACAGAATGCCTCTGACAACCAAAAAAATTAAGAAAAAATGGCGTGTGGTTGAAGTTGATACCGGTGCCATCGCCAAAAACGCATCCGGCACCGCGCTTGATGGAGGTGGGCATGCTTCGCAATCCGGAGCGCAAAAACAAGCCGCTGCTGTTAATATTTCCCAGGCCCGCAAACGTGGCGCCAAAATTCCGAAAAAAAGGAATATGCTGGCATGAATCAAGCAGGCGAATTAACTTTTATGGGATTTCCAGTGCATATATCACCATGCATACCTGATGAAACGCCAGTATTAGAATTATCTTATAATGTGGATGTATCGCCAGAATTTCGCGCAAAGTGTAATTCACTATATTTGCGGCTATTCGGAACAAGGCCATATTTTTTAATGATTGGTAATAATATGATTGCCTCGCCTAATAATATGATGAAGTTGAAAAAGCAGGCAATCAAGGTGCGGCTATTAATCGCCAATAACGATTAATCTATGTCTAATAATCGAAAATGCCAATGGTGCAGCCACTCCTATTGGGAAGGTTTTGGGCTAAAATGTGACAAGGATCATTCTAAAACCTGCCCCACTTGTACCTGTGATGATTTTCTACGGGAACCAGGGGCAGATGATAACTTTATGGAGGGAATGCGAAATGCCTGAATTAGTAAATATCAGATATGGCTTAAAAGTTATACGGCCAGAATATGCAGCTAAATTAACCATAATTAAGCCTAAATGGTATAAATCATTGTATTATTCTGCAAAAGAAGCATTAATTAATGCTTTTTACGTATTAATGATATGGGTTTGTTTTTATATTTTTCTTGTATCGTTACATTACGCAATATAAATATAATCAAATACTTAAATATTAATATAATATGGCACACGGAAAAGCAGGCGCGCCAACAGGCAACAGCAACGCTAAAAAGGCCAAACTATGGGAACAGGCCATTAAGCGGGCGCTCGCTCGTAAGGCTGATAGCAATATTGATGGCGGGTTGGACTTGGTAGCTGATGAATTTGTAAATGCTGCTGTCAATGGTGACCAGTGGGCTATCAAGGAACTGGGCGACAGGATAGATGGCAAGCCGGCCCAAATTATCGAGGGTACTGGCGATAATGGCGAAATCATTGTAAAGCTGCTGCAAAGTGACGCGGAAATCCTTTAAACTGACCGCCAAGCAAGGCCAGGCTATGGCTTTGTTTGCATTGGCCGCCATCTATGTGATGCTGTTTGGCGGTTCTCGGTCAGGTAAGACGTTTATCATTGTCCGGGCCGTTGTTGTTAGAGCCTTGGCCGCAGCACATTCACGTCATGCCATCCTGCGTTTCCGGTTCAATCACGTTAAAGCCTCTATAGTCCACGATACCTTTCCCAAGGTCATGGCCCTATGCTTCCCTGATGTTCCCTGCCGGCTCGACAAAACAGACTGGTTTGTACAATTTCCCAATGGCAGCCAAATCTGGTTTGGTGGACTGGATGACAAAGAACGCACTGAGAAGATATTAGGCCAGGAATACGCCACTATTTATCTCAATGAATCCAGTCAGATCCCCTGGTCATCGGTCATGCTGGCACAAACCCGCCTGGCCCAAGTCTGTGATTATGAGCTTGAAGGTAAGAAAGGCACTTTACGCCTCAAGATGTTTTTTGACTGTAACCCGCCATCCCAGGCTCATTGGTCATTTAAACTGTTCGAGCAAAAGCGCGACCCGGAAACGAATAAGCCCCTGCCCGACCCCGATGATTATGCCTCTATGCAGATTAACCCGTCTGATAATGAGGAAAATCTACCGGCGACCTATCTGAATATGCTTAAGAACATGCCGGCCAGGATGCGTAAGCGGTTCTACGAGGGCAAATACGCTGATACCACTGAAAACGCCCTGTGGACGTATGAGACCATTGATAAATGGCGCGCTATGGATGATTTGCCGGATATGGTGCGCGTCGTGGTGGCGGTTGACCCATCAGGCTCAGGAGACAATGACAACGCCCACAATGACGCCATAGGGATTGTCGTGGCCGGATTGGGCACCGATGGAAATGGCTATGTGCTGGACGATCTGACCGTGAAGGCAGGCCCGGCAACCTGGGGTAAAGTGGCTACAGACGCCTATGATAACCATAACGCTGATGCAATCGTGGCTGAAACCAATTATGGCGGGGAGATGGTAAAATTCGTGGTAAGAACCGCCAAGCCCCGCGTCCCTTTCCGCAAGGTCACAGCAACCAGGGGCAAGCAAGTCAGAGCCGAGCCTATCGCCAGCCTGCAGGAACAAGGTAAGATACGGTTTGCCGGTGACTTTCCAGAACTTGAGGATGAGTTATACTCATTTACGACGCAGGGTTATATCGGGGAGCAGTCGCCTAACCGGGCTGATGCCTTCATTTGGGCTATGTCCTCATTATTTCCTGGGCTGGTAAAAGAAGAAACGGAAATGAAAGAACGCACACCACGACGATCGCACTATTCAGGGAGTGGGGCATGGATGGGCTAACTAACCCCATATTTAGAAATGCTCTGATGGAAGGCCGGCCACAGCGTATCCCGGCCAATGTCCTGGCTATGACCCATATGCCCCCGCGCCCCATCCTAGGCCCGGCAGGTCAGGCCACAGCCAACTATCTGCGTGATGTGGTCACAGGCGAGAACTTGCGCCAAGGGCTGGAAAATTACCGAAACGCACTGCTTCAGACAGCCCAAGCTGGTATAACTGGTCAACCGTTACCGCCTGAAGCTGAGGCCGCGCTAATGGATGTTTTCCCGGGTGCCGGATTGGCCGGTATCACAGCCTTTCATGGTTCGCCGCATCTATTCGAGAAATTCAGCCTTGGAAAAATTGGCACAGGTGAAGGCGCGCAAGCCTATGGGCATGGGCTGTATTTTGCTGAAAGCCCTGAAACAGCAAAATTTTATCAGGCAAAATTGAGTGGTAATCTTGGGCAACCTTTACCAATTCGTTTTGATTTAGAAGGCAGTGCATTTAGCAAAGACTATGGGAAATATCTGAAAAACGGGCAAGAAATAAGCAAAGAGAAATATGGTAAAGCATATCAATCGGCTTTAAATGAATTTGCCTCAAGAGGAAAAGGTCACATCTACAAAGTAGACATCCCCGACAAATATATCAATAATTTCCTTGATTGGGATAAGCCGCTAAGTGAACAGCCGGAAACAGTGCAAAAAGCACTAGAGCCAATACGAAAGCAAATTAGAAAATCATTCCCTGAGTATGCTGATAATCCAGATATTACTGGCGAAGGAATTTATCAATTATACCGCCAGCATAGAGGCGGAACGGCTGAATTTGCTAGTGAAGGATTGAATGAGGCCGGAATAAAAGGCATCCGCTATCTCGATCAAGGCTCTCGCGCAGCCGGAGAAGGCTCGCGCAATTTCGTCGTATTCGATGATAAGATTATTCAAATGTTAGAACGTAATAATGAACCCGTTATTAATGCGCTAAGGCCGCAAGCTGGCTTCTCCCCTGAAATCGAGGCCCAAATAGCTAGAGAAGCTAAACAGAAAACTAAGGCTGGAAATATCCCTGCAATGTTTAAAGCACAAGCTGAGTAAATACAATGGCAGAAAATGAAGCAACAGAAACTGAGAGCGCGAATGAGGAAGAAAAAGAATTGATCCAGCGCGCTATGGATTGCCTCACTAATTATGAGGATGTACATAACGATAATATCGAACGCGCCAAGGCAGCCATTGAATTTAGGGCCGGGATGCAATGGCCTGAAATGATCCGCCGTGATCGGGAAGATCCGAACCAGGACGGCGGCCCGCGCCCTTGTCCGGTGCTCGATAAAACGAATCAATATGTTCGCCAGGTCATTAATGAGGAGCGCCAGAACCGCGCTGCTATCCGTATCCGGCCGGTTGATGATGATGCCGACCCGGAAACGGCTGAAATCTTTAATGGCATTATTCGCCATATTGAGGACAAATCCGAAGCGATTGAAGCCTATACCACAGCCGGGGAGCATGCCATTGATGGTGGTTTTGGTTATTGGCGGATTCTGGCCGATTATTCCGATCCCCTGTCATTCGACCAGGATATACGTATCAAGCGCATCCCTAACCGCTTTTCTGTGGCCTTGGGGCCGCATACCGAAGTGGATGGCTCTGATGCTGAGGAAGCCATGATATGGGAGGATATGGATAAAAAGTCATTCAAGGCTAAATACCCCAATGCCAAAGAGGTCGGAATTGAAGCCGGGGAAAGCTGGACTTCAAAGGACACGATCCGCATTGCCGAATATTTCTATATCGAGCATAAGCCGACCAAAATCCATTTGATGGATGATGATTCTGTGCTGACTGATGAGAAATTCAAGGAGCTTATTGGCCGTATAGAAGAACATAACCAGATGCTGATGAGTATGCCGCCGCCTGAGCCGGTCACGGTGCCTGATCCGGCGACTGGCCAGCCCGTTATGATTCAGCCACCGATGCCTGAGCCGGTGCAGCTACCCGAACCAAAAGACAGCCGGGAAACCGTGATCCGTCAAGTGAAATGGTGCAAGTTGACCGCCGCCGAGATTCTTGAAGAACGGGACTTAGTAGGGACTTATATCCCGATAGTGAAAGTCACAGGTAATGAGATTGTGATGCCTGATGGCAAATCCCGATTATCCGGCATGATTGAGGATATGATGGATTCTCAGCGCCTGCATAACTATGCCCATGCCGGCTTTATCGAGGATGTGGCCTTGGCGCCCCGGGCCCCCTGGATTGCAGAGGAAAGCTCGATTGAGAACTATGAACAGGATTATGCCGATGCGAACCGCAAGCCCATTTCCGTCTTGAAGTACAAGGCGATCAGTGGCGAGGATGGGCATCCTATTCCGCCACCACAACGCATTCCGAAAGCGGGCCTGGACAGCGCATGGCAACAGATGCTGGCTAATACCGAGCATGGTGTCGCTGCCGCGGTCGGCATGATGGCGCCGGGCATGATGGAAGCTGCTCAGGGCGTACAATTTCCTACCGTGTCCGGGGTGGCTTTAGGTAAGCAGGAAGCCAGGGGCATGACAGTCAATTATCATTTCCCGGATAATCTGGCCCGATCTATTCAGCATACCGGCCGGATTTTGCTGGAATGGATACCGAAATATTACGATACGCCGCGAGTCGTGCGCATTATTGGCGAGGATGGCGAGGAAGATAAGGTAAAAATCAACCCTGAACAGCAAGCCGCGATCATGCCGGAAACCGATGAATACGAGAAAGAAATCGGCAAAATCTATAATCTGAATGTGGGTAAATATGACGTATCTGTATTCACCGGGCCAAGTTATAGCGCTAAACGTCAGGAAGCCGTAGAAATGCAGTCCAGGTTGATCGATGCGCGGCCGGAATTGATGAATTTGATGGGTGATATTCTATTCAAGAATATGGATGCGCCTGGATCTGAAGAAATATCGGAACGCCTGAAAACCCTGTTACCGCCTGAAATCCAGAAAATGGAAGCGGCTGAAGATGAAGATCCGCGCTTTACCGCATTGATGGGCCAGGTTGAGCAAGCCGCACAACAGCTCGAAGAGCGGGCCGCCTTATTGCAACAGGCCGAGCAAAAGATCAATGAGGAAGCTAATAAAACCGCCAATGATAAGACGGCCGTGGAAGCCATGAAGAAAGAGCTGGCCTCAGATCGTAAAGTATTCATGATGGAAATGGAAAAAGAACTGGCCAATATGCAGGTGGAAGCCCTGAAGCTGAAAGACGCTATTGAGGGCATGGCCAATAAGACTGATGATGATGAAATCAAGCTGCTATTGAAGCTGATCGAGGAAGATCGCAAGGATGTACGCTTCAAACGCGAAATGAGGCTGAAAGAGTTGAAGGAAGGGATCGGGGAGCATCCGCATGAGGATGCGATAGTAGATGCAGTCAACCGCATGGTTGGTGAGGTCGAATCCCTGAAGGATCTCAAAATGCAAAAACCGGATTTAAATATTGAATATGACGACGATGGAAACATCATTTCTTTTAATGGCCGTAAGATTATCCGCAATACCAAGGGCGGGATGATTGGCCTGGAAGAGCCGCCGGAAACCTTGCAATGATATTCAAACTTGAAAAACTGATCCGGCCAAAGCCAAGGGCGGCCCATGCCGCGCAAGGACAGAAAAACCGCAAGGTAAAAACTTTGTACGATTTCTTCAAATTTGAACGACGAACGCTATAGGGGGAAATATGGCATTTTTTGCGTCTAATATTTTGCCGGAAGAGGGATTGAACAGATCAAAAAAGCTGGCTTTGCAGGTTAAAAATTACCTCTCTGTCAGAGAAAATCAGTTTCTTTCGGATACGAATGCGGACGTAGTTCTAGCCACATTCAACGATCTGAAGCGATACAGGGATGAGTTTTTAAGCTATCGGGATATTCCGGGGATTGCTCAATATGCCAGGGATCAGGAAAACGATCAGACTTATGATGTGGTAACGGAGTTTAATGCCATGATCACGGCAATCGAGGCTGTGATAACTAATATCTATTCCTCATTTCCAAAAGATGCGAATAATTTTTTGCTGGAAAAAAAGCTGCTTGTTGATGGCACTTATGAATTTCGGATATTTACAGGCGTTCAACTTTCGACATTGCGAGGATTGATCACAGCGGCTATTGCGCAGGTGATATAATATGACCGCGCCGGCCGTTGCAGGCGTTAATAGTGGCGGAGAGACAACGGCCACCACAACGCATACCGTTACGTTTGATTCATCCCCGTCAAGCGGCGATTTGCTTGTTATACGGGCCGTTGTTGATTGGGATACAGCCAGCAGTGTTACCGGGCCAAGTGGCTTTACTGAATTATATAATGCAACACATAGCGGCGGAAATGTTCATACTTGCGTTTGGTATAAGCAGGCTGATGGTACGGAAGGGGCTTCGATCACCTATAGTACAGACGCAAATGAAGAAAGCCGTTATTCTGTTTGGCGCATAACGGGACATGAAAATCCTTCGACACAAGCACCAGAATTGCAGGCAGCAGATAGCCCAAGCAATAATGCGAATCCCGATCCGCCAAGCATTACGCCAACAGGCGGATCAAAAGATTACTTGATCCTTGCTGGATTTGGTGCGGATACAGGAAATTTAACAGTATCAGTATGGCCTTATGCGAATAACAATATATCGCAAAGCGGATCGAATACCAGCAATGGAGTCACGCTTGGCGATTGTAATGATGCAATTACAGCAGCAACAATAAACCCTGGCACATTTACCATTAATGTAAATCGGCCATGGACAGCGCATACGGTTGCGGTTCATCCGGCTGGAGCCGGGCCAAGCGGGCGCATTATGGGTAAATTAGCAGGTGATGCCGGCCTAGCCGGGTGTGGCGGATTAGCTGGAATTGGGGGAGGATTGGCAGGATGAGAGATATAAATCTAGGCGATACCGTCTATAAACTATTTACAACGCGATCCTTTTCAACAGGGGCGCCGGCCACGTTATCAGGCACGCCAGTATTGTCAGTTTATGAGCAAAATAATACTACGCAGATCACATCAGGCGTCAGTCTTTCGGTTGATTATGATACGGTCACAGGGCTGAATCAGGTCACGATTATAGCCACATCAGGCAATGGCTATGAAGCTGGAAAATCCTATGATGTAGTGATAACGACAGGAACCGTGGGCGGGGTGTCTGTCGTTGGCGAAGTCGTTTGGTCGTTTACGGTTGAAGATGCAGCCTGCATCAGCAAGGTATGGGATGAAGCGATTGCCAGCCATTTAACGGCCGGCACATTAGGATTGGCGTCTGCTTTAGGTAGCGCCGCTATTGCGGACACAACAATTACCGGTACGCCGACCAGCACCACAATTCAATTGACTGCCGGATCGTCTGTAGATGATTTCTATGCCGATCAGTTGCTTTATATTTTGAGTGGCACCGGGATCGGCCAAGTCAGGCCAGTATTAAGCTATAACGGTACGACAAAAGTGATAACCGCTGACGAAGCCTTTGCGACTACCCCCGCATCTGGGGATCGTGTGGCGATCATCGTGACTCATGTTCACCCTAAACAGCAAATCGTCAATAGTGTCCTGAATGAAGCCACATCCGGACATACCACGGCTGGAACCGTAGGCAAGGCGATTATTGATATATTAGCCGATACGAATGAATTGCAAACGGATGATGTTCCTGGCCTGATTGCGGCGCTGAATAATTTGAGCCAGGCAGAGGCCAATGCCGCCTGTGATACGGCCCTGACGGACTATGATGCGCCGACATATACCGAAATGGTCGCCGCTTTTGCGGCCCTGAATGACCCTACCGCTGCCGCCATTGCCAGTGCTGTCCTGAATACTCAAATGGCGGAAGATTATGCCGCCGATGGCACCGCGCCGACCTTGCTGCAGGCGATTTATCTGATTCAGCAAATGTTGACCGATTTTGCGATAGCCGGCACCACGCTTTCTGTAAAAGGGCTGGATGGGTCAACCGTGAAAGCAACCTTTACGCTGGATGATGGCACCAATCCGACCAGCCTGACGCGAGCTACATGATTCAAACAATTATTACGCGGGGATATGGTAATGGCACCTTTAACGGTGCGATTGCGGATGTAGTCTTACGTGGCTATGCGCCAGGCGCCGAAATCGTTACCCAGGAAGAAACCTATACCGGCGGGTTTTTCTTCGATTTTCCAGACCGGCCGCCAGTCAAATTCCGGGCCGTTGGCAAAAAGGAAAAAGAAGCCAAACCGATCCTGGAAGATATTGCCGAACGGATCGAACCGGATGCGGATAATCGGGATCTGGAAATTATCTTGAGGATGCGGTTACGATTGGCGGGACTGGAATACAAAAAACTTTATCTTACCTGGCTGCAACGCCAGCGCAATGAACTGAAACGGGAGGTTAAGCATGCGATAAAGAAAAAACGCCAGAGACAGGATGAGGAAATGATTTTGCTGTTTTCTCTGATTGACAACTAAGCATATAGTATTATTATATAAATAACCGGAGACGGATGGCTCGTCGTGAGACGCCCTGATTTTATAAGAGGTCTAAATGACTGACGAAGAAATGGCCACAGCCGCCGAAAGTGCTGATGCTCCCGCTGAAGAAGAAGTAATTGAAGGCGAAGCCGAGGAAATAACCGAGGACGAAGCCGAAGAAGAAACCGGGGAACCGGATGCGGAGGATGGCGAACCCGCTGAGGATGAAGAACAGGAAGATCCTGATCTGAAATCTGCCAAGCAAAAAGCCGCCGAACTGTCGTACAAGCTGAGAGAACAAAAGCGGCAAAACGCCCGTATCTTGCGGCTCCTGGAGCAACAGGAAGCCAGAAACCAGCAAGCAAGCGCGCCACAGCCGCCGAAACTGGAAGATTTTGAAACCATTGACGAATATGTGGACGCCAAGCTGGACTGGAAACTAAACCAGCAAAGCAAGCCACAACCGACCCAGGCCGCCGATAATACAGCTGATATTGCTGAATTTGAAGTCGCCCGCGAAGATATGATCGCCAATGGGATCGCCAAGCATCCTGATTTTGAGGATGTGGTACTGGCTGAGGATGTTGATATTTCGCTGGCAATGGCGAACGCCTTGGTTGAAATCGACGATACGGATCTCCAGGTGGATACGGCCTACTACTTAGGGACTAATCCAAAAGAAGCCAGCCGTATTGCTAAACTCTCTCCTATTCGACAGATAGCCGAGATTGCCAAGTTAAGCGCCAAAATTGAAGCGAAGCGGGCAAAACCGGTAAAGCGGCCTTCCAGGGCGCCAAAACCAATCAAGCCGGTAGGTGGAAGCAGAACCAGCTCAAACCAAATTAATCCGGATGATGATATGGCCACATTTATTGCAAAACGCAATAAACAACTTGGAAGGGCATAATTATTAATCTTACTGTCGGGAGACAGCAATTATGGCCAATAGCCTTTTAACAATCAGTGATATTACCAAGGAAGCATTGCGTCTTGCGCACGAAAAGGCGTCTTTCCTTGGGACTATCAACCGTCAATTCGATAGTTCTTATCGAGGCGATGGCAAAATCGGGGATACCTTGCGTATCCGTCTGCCTTCCCAATATACCCGCCGTCAAGGCTCTCGCGTGATGGATGTTCAGGATGCGACCGAGCAGCAGGTATCATTGGTGGCTGCAACGCAGGATGGGGTAGATATGCGGTTTAATAGCCGTGAATTGTCCCTGGATCTGCAAAACTTCTCTAAACAGCATCTTGAACCGGCAATGGCCGTTCTGGTATCGGGCATTGAATCCGATGCCTTGCAGGGCATGACCAAGGACGTTTATAAGGTCGCCGGCACTGCAGGCACCGTCCCGGCTGATTTGGCCGCCGTGGGTGCAGCCCGCGCTAAGCTGAATCAGGGCCTGGCCCCGAAAGACGGCAACCGCTTCGTTCAGATGGATTCCGTTACCATGGGTACTATGGTCAATGGCCTCAAAGGACTTTTCCAGGATAGCAGTCAGATCAAGGAACAGTACCGCGAAGGCATGATCGGACGCACCGCCATGGCGGATTTCTATGAAAATGAACGCACTTGGGCCATGACCAACAGTGCGGATGTGACCGGCGTTACGCTCAATACCTATACCATCGTGGAAGGTGACGAGGACATTAACATTACTGGCGCCTCAGCCGCACCCACAGCCGGTATGGTATTCACCATTGCCGGGGTATATGACTGCCATCCGGAAACCAAGGCCGCCTATAGCCATTTGAAGCAATTTGTGGTGGTATCGGCAACGACCAGCGCGATTACCTTCAGTCCGGCTATCCGGATCACTGGTGCGCGTAAGAATGTCGCGGCTGCTGATGGATCTGATATTACCCCATCTGGCCTGACTACCGCTGCACTGGTCTTTCATGGCAGCGCATCTACCACCTATCAGCAAAACCTGATGTATCATCAGGATGCTTTCACTTTTGCTACTGGTGAACTGCCGCTGATGGCTGATGCGTCCCGCTGTGTGGTTCAGACCTTTGACGGCCTGAGCCTGCGCGTATGGCAAGCGTCTGATATTCGGAATGATGAGCTTTTGACCCGTATTGATATTCTGTACGGCTACAAAACCATCCGGCCGGATTGGGCATGCCGTATCACTAACTAACCGGCTTAACGGTATAAGGAGAAAGTAATATGACTCAACCTACTGAATATGAACAGGCCGGTTATAATAGCCCTGATGGCTTGCAAGTCGGAAATTCCGCCACTGAAAAGGTTGGCTTTTTCGGCGCAACGCCAGTTGTACAGGCTGCGATTACGGCCGTTGGAACCACTACCGCCACTACTGCCCTGAATGAAACCAAGATTGATCGGCTTTACGCCGCGCTCGCTACGCTTGGTTTGATTAATACCGGGGGCTAGGCCCATAACGGCGTAATGCGATCCCCGGTTTCCGGGGATTGCTTGCGCCTTTTCTTTGGGATCTTTTATGAAAACATGGACTACTTACGAAGAAGAATATGATATGAATCCATGTATGAAACGGCCGATTATCGTCCATGCTAAACAAATAAATGAACTATTTCGCGTTGAAAGTTTAGAGGGTAATTATAAGCAAGGAAAGCCAGGTGATTATTTAATTCGAGGAATTAATGGCGAATTATATATATGTGATAAGGAAATATTTGAAAAATCCTATGATTGGGTAGATAAATGAGCAATCTCTTTTTCGATGAGGGGCAGCCGAAACAGGGCCATAAAGTCCTGCTGGCGACAACGGCCTATGATGTGCCGGCTGCCGCTTATACTTTCGCAATACAACGATCCCGCGAAGCATTACATAAGGCTGGCATTGAAACAGCCTATCTTTTATTGCAGGGTAATTGTCATGTAGACGATGCGCGAAATAACGTCATTCAGCAGTTCCTTTTATCCGATTGCGACGATCTGATTTTTCTTGATGCTGATGTTTCCTGGCAACCTGCCGATTTAATTGCATTATGCAATGCTGACGCCGATTTATGTGGCGGGATTTATCCCTATCGCCGCGAGGGCATGGCGGAAAAGATGCCGGTTTTCCTGATCCCTGACCAGGAACCGGAGCCGAATGGTTTACTGCAGGTTGCCGGATTACCAACCGGCTTTATGAAAATACGCCGTCACGTCCTCGAAAAAATGGCGGAAACGGCCGATCATTATGTGAACCGGGCTGAACGTCGATCCAAGGTGCCGATCCTGTTTGAGCGCACGTTTGAAGGCGGCGCCCGGTGGGGCGGAGATATTACGTTTTGCCGCAAATGGCACAAGTTAGGCGGAAAAATGTATGCGTTGCCTGAATTACGGCTAGGCCATGCCGCCAAAGTGATTATCACAGACAGCCTTGGAGCCATGATGCGCCGTAATTCCCATAATACGCTGAAATACGTTGTGGATAAGTTGCGCACCGAGCCGTTTACGCAAGCCACAATCAATCATCTAATCGAGGCCCGGCAATATATCAATAATCCATGGGGTGCGATTGAGGACGTTTTATCCCTGGCAATTCTGGAAGCTCAAAAGGCACAGGGGCCGATTATCGAAACCGGCTCAGGGCTTTCCACAATTCTCATGGCCGCCGTGACGGATCAGCCGATATACTGTCTGGAACATGATGCCGAATATGCGAAGAAATTAGAGGCTATGGCGCTTGTGGCTGACGTGGATATGGCTAATATTCATATCGTAAACTGTAAAATTAAAGATGGCTGGTACGACTTGCCGGAGAATATGCCTACTACTTTTGCATTAGGGTTAAATGATGGGCCGCCACGGGATCAGGGTTATCGGATGGGCTTTTTTGAGCATTTCCCTGATACCGAAACGATTATTGCCGATGATGCCGATGATCCAGGCTATGGCGAAGCATTATCTTTATGGGCATCCAGCCATGACCGTGAAATCAACTTCATTGAACGATCTGCATTGATTCGGAGGGCAGCGTGATTATTTACCAAATTCATAAAGAACACGGAAAACATATGGCAAATACGCTGATGGAAGCGGAGTTGAATGAAAAAAACGGCTGGAAAACAGTCACGGAAACGGAATTTTATGGTGATATTCCAAAAAGAGAGGAAAAATCGGATGAAGCCGAAAAAGCCCATGAAGCCGAGCCGGAAGAAGCCGGGGAAGAAGTATTAGAAGAAATCCCGCGTGCGGTACTGGAAGAATTATATGAAGCCAGGTATGGCGAGAAGCCGCACCATCGCATGAAAGACGCCACCATCAAGGCCAAATTAAATGACGATTGAAGCCGGAACACTGCCCACTACGACCGCTGGCGATATGATCAAGCGGGCCTATCAGATCCTGGGTGATTTAGGGATCGGGGAAGCTCTGACCGCCGATCAGCAATCGACCGGCCTACGCGTGCTGAATAGTATGCTGGATCTGTTTTCGATTGAAAAGCTGGCCATTTATGAACTTGCTCAGAATACGCAAACTTGGCCTACGACCACGGCCAGCCGCACCATTGGCGCTAGCGGGGATTTTGATACTCGCCGGCCGGATTGGATTGAAAGCGCCTTTTTCAAGGATTCCAATGGTATCACCTACCCGGTGGATATTGTCAGGAACCGGGAGGTTTATGATCGGATTGAGGATAAAACCGTTCAATCCTCTTATCCTGAAATTCTGATGTATGTTCCCGGGTATCCGCTGGGGACACTCTATGTCTATCCCGTCCCGAACCAGGCGCTAACCCTGTACCTGAACCAATGGAATCCGCTGCAGATATTTGAAACAGCCACAGAGCAGCTTGCTTTACCGCCAGGCTATCAGACAATGATTGAAAATAATCTGGCGGTTCACCTGGAAAGCGAAACCGGTTTAATATGCCCGCCACGTGCCGCGCAGATTGCCGGCCAGAGCAAAGCCGCAATCAAACGAAATAACCATATCCCTGTCATGTCACAAACGGAAACCGCCTATGTCCTGCATGGTCGGGGCCGTTCAGATATTTATACCGGACAATGATCATTGAGGCGCCTTTATTTGGATTAGGATTACAGGGGAAAAGCCCGAATATCACGGCCAACACCCTGATCAATGCCTATTATGAATTTCATCCGGAAAAAGATCGCACGTCCGTTTCTATTCATGGCACACCTGGCTTAACTGAATTTGTCGATAATGGCGCTACGCCCTGGCGTGGATTGCATGTCTTTCCCGGCACTGAGCTGATTTATGGTGTCCATCGAGATACCTTTTATTCCATCAATAATGCCGGGGTTATAACCTCCATCGGTTCATTATCAACTTCTAATGGACGGGTGGATATTTGCGACGATGGCACGTATATCGTGGTTGTCGATGGCACGGAAATCTATACCTATCACACCGGTACGGATACCTGGGCCGCCGTTTCTGATGCGGATCGGCCGACTTCACCGAATACCTGCATTTTCCAAGGCGCACGGATTCTGACCGATGAGGACGGCACCGGGCAATTTAAAGGCGGTGGCAATTATGACCCTACCGCATGGAGCGCCACGGACTACGCTACCGCTGAGTCTAATCCTGATAATCTGAAGCGAATTGTGAATTATCGTGGTACTGTTGTCCTGTTTGGGGATTACATAACAGAATTTTGGCAAAATGTCGGCGGATCGGGTTTCCCTTATGCGCGGATTTTGGGTGCGGATGTAGAATACGGCCTGGCGGCACGGTGGTCGGTAGGGCGCTTTGCGGGAACTTATGCTTTCCTGGCTAAAAATCGAGAGGGACAAGTATTTGTTGCCGCTTTAAATGGCTATAGCCCGCCGCAAAAAATCTCTAATTCTGAGCTGGATCACTTGATTAATAATTATTCTACGGTGCTGGATGCAACCGGTTTCGGGTATATGTTGGGTGGACATCCCATGTTTCAGCTTAATTTCCCCACAGCCAATAAATCCTGGCTCTATGATGGTTCAACGCAATACTGGTCAGAGTTGCGATATGGCGCCGATAATCGACACCGCGCAGAAATGGCAGTTGATTTCGTGAATCAAACAATCGTAGCCGATCATACCAATGGGAAATTATATAAACTCCAGGAAGGCGTTTATACCGATAACGGAGCCGAAATTCATACCATTTGCCGGGGCAGGCATATTTTCAAGGATAAGAAAAAAGTGCGATTCACGCGCCTTGAATTGGGCCTGGAGGCAGGTGTCGGGGATGATGATGATCCGGTGGCTATGTTGCGCGTTTCCAAGGACGCGGGCCATTCTTATGGTACGCAACAATTTTCACCGATGGGCAATACCGGCGAATATACCCGGCGCTGTATTTTCCGGAAATTGGGATCTGGCCGGGATATTGTGCCTGAAGTCACGATCACAGATAACGTCAAGCGAGTTTTAACCGATGCTACGCTATATATCGACGAGGGGTATCACTGATGCTGATTGCGCCGATTCAGCGGCTTTTCATGGATGAAAATGGCAACGATAAAGCCTGGACGGATTTCCTGACCGAGCTGGCGAAACAGGCCAAATATAAGGGCGAATTTACTACCGCGAACCGGCCAACCAATGGCCTGAAGGATGGAGATTGGATGATGGATACAACGCTAGGGAAACCAATCTGGTATTATTCTAACGGATGGATCGATGCATCTGGGGCTTCAGTATGAATTATAAATTAATTCCAGTTAGCAATGAAAAGGAATATGCTATTGTTTCTATTGAAGATTATGATTATTTATCACAATGATAATGAAATTAATGCCGCATTAGCATATGATATTAAAGCAAAAGAATTATATGGAAAATATGCGTATTTGAATTTTTCATATAATTAAATACTGTCGGGAGACAGCAAAATGACACAAATACAGCATGTTTCCGAAAATGAAATGACACGCCGAACCGGGGTACGTAATGCCCTGGGATATACCTTCCCCAAAAAAGATTTGATTTTGCTGCGTAAGGGGCTGGCTGGAAAGCTCAAGCGCAAAGTGCTGGATCATGAAATCGCGCATCTCAAAAATGATGAGGAAGGGCCGTTTGTTATTGGGCCTGGCACCTCAGCATTGATCGGTGGTGGTCTTTCTTTGGCCAGTGGTTTAATGGGATCGAGTGCAGCCGATAAAGCCGCCGCGCAGCAAATGGAAATGTTCAGGGAGACACAGCGCCAGCTTGCACCGTATCGTAAATTTGGGGGGCAAGAGCTGACTAGCCTGAAAAACTGGCTAGCTGGCCCTACCGGCGCCTTTCAGCCGATTACTGCGCAGGATGTCATAGCTTCCCCTACCTATCAAACGGCTATGACCTCGATGCAAAATGATATGGCCGCACGGGGCGGATTACAATCTGGTAATGCACTTCGAAGGGTACTTCAGGAAGTCGCGCCAACTGGTGTTCAATCCTTACAGAATCAGCGTTATCAGGAACTGGCACAACGGCTTGGACTTGTTAATGTCGGGCAATCTGCCGCCGCCGGAAGCGCCGGAATTACTGCCGGCATGGCGCCAGGCATGGCCGCTGCTGCAGCTGCCCCTGGACAGGCATGGCAAAGCACCCTGAATAACCTTGCGGGCTTTGCAGGGCAATATGCCGGGCAAAAACAATGGCAGGATTTTTTGGATCAGTACCGGAATCCCGGTATTAATCCTTATGCTTCTCCATAAGAGTATTATCAATGGCTAATAATATCTTTCAATCCTATATGTCCGGCCAGCAATTTGGCGGTGAACAGGGCCGTAATGCTTTATTGTTACAGCAAGCACTGGAAGAAAAGCAGAAAAAAGACTTGATGCGGAACATCCTGGCGCGAGCCTACCGGCCTGGCGTAGAGGCTATCCCTGGCTTGCCGGAAGCGCCTGCTATGGGGCCATTACAGCCTGGCGCAGAACCGTTGCCCGCTTATCCGGAACAAGCACCCATAGCCGCGCAGGCGCCCGGTGGTCAGATGCCGGAAGCCATCCAGGAAATGTACCGGCAAGGGTTAGGCCCGGAGGCTATGGCATACGAAAAAAGTATGTTGACGGCAAAAGGACAGGCGCCCGCTGCAGTACGTGAATATCAGTTTTATCAGACATTGACGCCGGAAGAACAGCGCCAGTATCAGACCGTAAAACGTCAAGGCTATAGCATTCAGGACGTTGCAGGCGTGCCAACATTGGTTAGCACCGTACCGGGGCTTCCTTCAATTCCATTATCGACTTTCAAGGCGGAATTAGGCGCAGCCGCAGAGGAAGAAAAAGCCGGGAAATTGGGCGCATTAGCCGCAGGCCAGATAAAAACTGCAGTTGAGACTATTCCGAAAATCAGCCGGAATATTAACAATCTGGATGAAGTTGTGCGACTGATTGAGCAAGAGGGCGCGGTAACTGGCCCGGTAGTTGGGCTTTTCCCAAGTTTCCGCACATCATCCGTAGAACTGGAAAACTTGCAAAAAGAATTAGGTCTTGATGTGATCGGGGCCGTGACTTTTGGCGCCTTATCAAAAGGCGAATTGGATCTGGCGCTATCAAAGGCGCTACCAACTCAATTAAAAGGCCCGCAATTAGTCGATTGGGCAAAACGTAAGAAAAATGCTCAAGAAAAATTGCGCGATTATTTCCAACAGCAGATCAATTATTTGAGTCAGCCAGGTAATACGGTTGCTGGCTGGTTTCAGCAGCAATCAGAGGTTTCACGTGGAACACAGCAAGAAACACCAAAAATCGGTGAAATACAGGATGGTTATGTATTTATTGGCGGCGATCCTGCCGATCCGAAAAGCTGGAAAAAACAATAATGAAGCCATGGGAAAAATATCAGCAGCCTGTATCTAAGCCTATGCCAGCAGAGGCCGGGCCATGGAATCAATATGCTGAAACGCCAGAAATTCAGCCTATGCCATCAGATTACGTCCCTATCCCCGAACCGACCCCTATGCCGCTTGAATCGCCGTCCCTGATTGAAAAATATGCGCGCGCTGGCTTGCGCATCCCGAAAACCCTGCTTGAAGCCTTGGGCGGGTCAGGCATGAAAGCGATTTTAGAGCCTGGCAAACTGGAAGCAGAGGCGACCGCGCTATCTGGTGCCGCTATTGAGCCTGTGGCGGGTCTCGCTGGATTGGCTTCCTTGCCTGTTGTTGGCCCAGAGAAGGCAGGAGAAATGATTTCGGATATTCGTGAGGCGGGCACTTATCAGCCGCGAACGGTCGCTGGTGCGGCGGCTTTGCAGCAGGCAGCTGAAAATCCTGTATTGCAATATGCAACCGAAGAATTGAAGGGAATGGAAACCGGGCTTGGCGAACTGGGCTATGAAGCGGCCGGCCCTGTTGGTGGAACCATTGGCGCTACTATTCCGGCGGCTGTCATGGAAATTTTTGGATTAAAAGGGCTGCGCTCGATTCGCCAGGGAACGCGGCTGCTTGACGAAGCCGGACAGCCTACCAAGGCACTACGTAAGGCGCTGGATAAGCAAGGGCTTATATATGAAGATTTGACGCCGGAGGCCCGCGCCAGCATCCCGCCAATTGCGGATTCCAGCCTTGGATCGGGTGCCAATCTGCCAAAAGACTTTTCAGAGGAAGCGCTAAGAGAGCAGATTAAATCAGGCGGGCGCTCCGATGCGTTGGCGCCATTGCGGATATCCGGTGAAAAAGTGGTTATTGATAAACTGGGAAAAGAAGCCATGCGGCAAGGCTTTGAACCTGGCATTGTGCAAATGGTTAAAACTTCTACCCCGGAAACGAAATCACGCATGATCCAGATGGTCAATCGCATGCGGGCCATCAAGAAAAGTGCGAGTGCCGCCAGAAATAGGCCGTCTGATATTGTGGGGGATTCCCTGACGCAACGGATTAAATTTATCCGGGATAAAGCAGATATTGCACGTAAAAAACTGAACGAAATTGCCCGGCTCAAGCTGAAAGGCAAGGCGATTGATATAAACCAAGTCAATCGCGCCTTGCAGGAAGAATTAGACAATTTGAATATCCAGGTTGAAATGCAAAATGGGATACCAAAGCCTATTTATGAAGGTTCGCAGATTTCAAAAAACCCGAATGCTCATCGGGCGATTAATGATCTGATTGATCTCATGGCGGAAGGCGGTAAACCGGATGCCTTGCGGGCGCATAACTTGAAACGCCAGCTTGATGAACTGATTGATTTTAACAAGAAATCATCTGAAGGGCTGACCGATGCCGGGCGCAATGTCTTAAAACGGATGCGATCCGAGCTGAACCAATCGATCCGGGCTGTGGATAAAGATTATGCGGCAGTCAATGATACGCTGGCAAAATCCCTAGATGCTTTTGGCCAGCTGGATGATGCGGTTGGCACGATTGATATATTCGGGGCGCGGTCAGATGCGGCCCTGGGTACGCGATTACGCACCCTGACAAGCAACTACGCCAGCCGGCAAAAGCTAGAAAATGCGCTTGAAGCTATCGACAACACGGTTAAAGACTTGGGCGGCAATTTCAATGATAACCTCTATGATTTGAACATGTTTGCTAATGAGTTGGATCGACGATTTGGGGCTGTGGCAAAAACTTCATTGGCCGGTCAGGTTGAGCAAGCCACGGCGCGCGCTGTGCGTGAAGGGCCAACGCGGTCAATGTGGGAAAAAGGTGCTGAAGTGGCGGGCAAGGCTGCAGAAAAAGCCAGAGGGATTAATGACTTTAACGCATTTGAATCTCTGGACGCATTATTGAAAAGGCAAAAATAAATGACACAAAAACTCAACCCATTTTCAGGCCGCCAGTTTCTGGATGCTAATGGCGATCCGTATTCAGGCGCTAAATTATTCACCTATCTGGAAGGCACCAGCACAAAGCAGACGGTAACAAAGGACGAAGCCGGATCATCGAATCACACGAATCCGATTATCCTGAACAGTAAGGGCGAGCCGGCTGATTCCGGCGGTTCAGCACAAGCTATCTGGCAGCCTGACGGAACAGCGATCAAGCTGGTTTTAGCTCCTTCCGATGATACCGATCCACCTGCTTCTGCCATTGCCTCTTGGGATAACATTGAAGGCATTAATGATACAGTCGGATCGGGTGGTGCGTCTGAATGGGTTGAAGGCCCAACGCCGACCTATGTGAATGCTACCTCTTTTACTTTAGTTGGTGATCAATCCTCAACCTTTCATGTTGGTCGCAGGGTTAAAACAACCAATTCAGGCGGAACCGTTTACGGCACAATTACGGCTGTTGCCTATACCACATTAACCACTGTCACGGTACGCAATGATACCAGTTCCCTGGATAGTGGTTTGTCTGCGGTTTCCTACAGCCTATTATCGTCTGAAAATAATGCTATCCCGGCCAATATTCCAACGCTTGAAAATGTCATTACTTTGCCGGCTACCTGTGGCGGTGCGGCGGATGCTTATACGGTTGACTTGAAAGAAACTGCTTATGTTTCTGGCCGTGTTTATAGCTGTCAGATTCAAGCGGATAATACTGGCGCGTCAACCATTAATATCAGTGGCCTTGGTACAAAAAATATCAAGCTATTTGATGGCAATGATCCTCATGCTGGCGCATTAAAAAATGGATTTGTGCATTATTTTCTCTATAACGGCACAAATATGGTGCTGCTTAATCCTGAGATAACGCAAGCAGGCGGATTAATACAAAGTGCCGCAATTGATTGGGCAAATATAATTGCAAATTATCCGGGGCTTTTTCAATATTTATGGTCAAATTATACCGCTACTAATAACGTAGGGACTGGATCTTTTTCAGCAGAAGAAACATTTTATTTATATATTCCTCCAGAAGCAACAACGCTTAATTATCGATTTCATTTGAGCACGGATGGGACAATATATGCCAGATTAACAGGGCCAGCAACCGGAACAACCACAACATCAACTGCGACTGGTTGGGATACAGAAATAGAAACAATCGATATTAGCGGCGCATCTGGATGGACAGAATTTACTATTGAAGCCTATCGTAACGGAGGTTCTTTTGGTTATGTTTGGCAAATGGCTGCATATATGGAATAAGCAATAACTATAAGACTATGAAAAAATGCATGATAATCCAGATTTACTTAATTCGATTCTCAATCTTATTTTTGACTTTTGGGGATATTTAGCGGCAGGGATAATAGCCATGTTTGTATGGGTCGGTAAAAGACAGATACAGAAATTTGATGAGGTCATGGAAAATTATGTGCACCAAACGGCACATGAAAAATCTATTTCAGACATCGAGGCAAAAATGCTGAGGTGCCAGCAATCTATTCAGGAAGATCAGCGCCGGCTTTATGAGGAATTACGGAAGCATTCTGAAAGCTCATTGAGCCAGGGCGAGAAAATCAGCGCAGTCCATCGGCGGATTGATGAATTGATGAAAATTTTAATGGATTATATGGGGAAACAGCATTGAATGATGTGTTGAAACATTTAGAGCATGGCGCATTACATAATGTGCCTTCATCTATTGTAATTCATTCCATGGCTGAATATATCCATATCGATCAGGCTGCGTCTGTTGCGCTTAATATTCCTGCTGGCGATTATCATGCTTTTGAGTTTTTGGATGTATCTGGCTTGTCTGCTCACATTTTAGGTACGCCATCCGGGGTGAATATCCGGTGCCGCTATGACAACGAAATAGCTTGGCACGCCAGGGGGCATAATACGGGCAGCTTGGGCTATGAATTTCTGGTGCCGGGATTGCATGACTATGGTTCTTTTCTTGAAGCAATCAAGCGCCCTTATTTGTCGGCTGAGCAGTATCAAAAAGGGGTGGATCAGGTTAAGCAATGGGCCAATCATTTCCAGATTGAGAAAATAGATCGGCACAGTGATTTAGATCCGACACGTAAAAAAGATCCAGGTGACGGATTCCCATGGGAACAATTTAAAAAGGATTGCGGTTTATGAGAATAATCAAAAATATTGCGGCTTTTATTGTTGGGTTATGTGTTGGCGGCCTATTAGTGATTGCCAGTGCCAGGGCAGAAAACCCGCACCATGATCATGCCTATCTTCCGATCGAACCCTACACCTATACAACAGCCAATACGACCACAGAAAAAACAGGCTGTGACGGTTCAGCATTGGGGGTAGCCGCCGCACAACATCAGTTTGATTTCGGTACGCATAGCTGGCAATGGGCGGCCGGTGCGGCTTATGTGGACAAAAACGGGGAGGGTTGCGAGGCGTTATCTTTTGGCCTTGGTAAGCGCATTGATCGGGCCGTGATTAACGGGTCAATCAGTCACGAATCTGATTCAACTGCCTACGGGATAGGAATCAATGGGCGATTCTAAACACGATAAATATGATTGGGTGAAGTTGGCGCTTGATAATAAAGGGCTGATTATTGCGGCTGTCAGTTTTTTAATCAGCGCAGGTACGAACGTTAGTCAGGCTTTTGATATTCAGAAAAAAAACAAGGATTTGAAAGTTGTTGGCGAAAGCTACGCCACACTTGTCTATCAGAAAATGGATATAAAACCAGCAAAGCCGGCCGAAAAACCGATTGAAAAAACGATTTATATTAATCGTTGCGCCGATGAATGCCGGGCAATTATGGCAGACCACATAAAGGAGTTTCACTGATGGCCTTTGATCCTATTAGTGCCGCCTTCGATCTTGGAAAAACAGCCATTGAACGTATTTGGCCCGATCCGATTCGCCGGGCTGAGGAAGTCAGGAAACTGGAAGAATTGCGCCAAAAAGGCGATCTGGCACAGCTTAATGCCCATGTTCAATTGATGCTTGGTCAATTGGAGGTCAATAAGGCTGAGGCTCAGCATAAATCCATTTTCGTCGCTGGCTGGCGCCCTTTTATCGGATGGGTTGGTGGCGTTGCTCTGGCTTGGCAGTTTGTGGCCTATCCTATGCTGATGTGGGGCTGGAAAGCGGCTGAGGCCATGGGTAAGCTACCGACAGGCATTGAGCCGCCACCTATCCTTGAGACAGGGGCGCTATTCGCCATGATTACCGGCATGCTTGGGATCGGAACCATGCGATCCTTTGATAAATCCAAAGGCACCCAAACTGACAGCATCCGGTAATTCACGCGCCTGCAGCAATTCCAGGGAATAATCATGTTCGCCGCGCATTTTAGCGGCCATGGCCTGTTTGGTCAGGGTTTTGTATTCTTCGTATTTTTCACACATATCGGCCACCATTTGGCTAATACTTTAGTGTGAATATAGCGTAAATCGTGCAAAATGCAATATTAGAATATTAGTGATTATATCATGTTGCTATTTTCCAATATTCCCATGATATCCATATTGTAACAATTGAAACCACCCAAACAGGCATAAACATAAGAAAAACAGAAAATATTAATGTTATTATTGACATAGTAAGCCAAAACGGATCAGTCATTTAATTCACCATTTATTAATTTTTTACATTGCTCTAATAATTTAGCCTCCCAAACTTTCTTCCCAGTAGCATGAAAAGCCACGCCAGGGCCGCCTGTCTGGTGATGCTGGCCGCATAATGGAATCGTGAGGAAATGGGCGCCTAGCTTGGTTTTGCCGTCTATATGATGAGGACAGGCCGGCGAGAATAGCTGAAATTCATTCCGGCAAACACAACATCCAATCTGACAGATTGCATCGAGCCATGCCTTTTCCTCTTTATTTGGTGTCCGGCCTTTCATTTTGATACCGCCAGCATAGTTAGATTATTAACATTTCCTAATATTTCCGCCATGACCGCCGCCATGCGATCCTCAAATTTCATAAATGCCTTGGTGCCGAGTCGCGTACTGGTCGGAATGCCGCATATCTGTTTGAGTTGATCATGTACCGCTTCAGGAATGCGGGCAAATAAAATAACGGCCTGTTCTACTGGCAAGTCTGCCGCCAATAGCCGTTTTACTTCTAATTCCGTGAAGCCAGTATATTCGGAAACCTTGCTAACGGCCTCTGCAATCTGTTCCATGAAATAGGTAATTTCAGCCCAATAGCGGGCATTTTGCCCGGTCGATCTGATTTTAGTGCCCTCTGTTACCGTGATAACTAAAGGCAGATATTCGCCCAGGCCGCGTATCTTATCGGCTATTTCGTCAAGCTGTGCCTGATTTGTTGCTGTGCGCTGCTTCATACAAAACACATTCCAGAGTCACATTTTCCAGTATCAAAAAGATCATCCTCTTTAGATAAATCAGCATTATCTAATGTGGTCATTTTATCTGTTAAATAAAAATCAGGATCATGTTTCCGTATTTCTTTCTCAAATTCTATAGCCTTAATAAAATCCGCTGGCGAATTTTCTTTTAGCCACCTCCAATCAGTATGTGTTCTATTTGGGCACATCCAGCATGATGATCTAGGAGGTTCTGGCCAACCCATTCTATCGGCAAGAGCTATGCAATCGCCGCGTGTCATTCTTTTTTCAATTAATGGGAATTTGTGCTGCCATTTTCCTATTGGCGTTTTTACTCTTTTTAATTCGTCAATTGTAAATCCGATCCATATATCGGCCTTTTTAACGCCTTGATCTGATGCCCACCTGTGAATTACTCGTGTTTTCCATTCATTACTGCAAAATATTGGTAATTTTCCTGGTTTTCCATCGGTAACAAAATGAACAGGGATTAATAAATCTTGTTTTTCCTTTCCGCCAAATAAATCAACTGTGGCATAATCGCTTTTTTTTATTCTATGTAGAATAATATTAACTTTTTGTAATGATGGAATAATATAGTTATCCAAATAGGCCCATGTAGCCGATCCTTCTCTTTCTGTGTCAGAAATAACAGCCAAATCTGGCTTTAATTCACCAAGACAAATAAGCGCCGCAATAGCTGTGGATTGGACGCCGCCGCCACAAGACCATATTTGTGTTCTATCATTCTCCATTACTTTCTCCAAAAAATACATTGCAAATTTCACAATGCCGATCCGCTGATTGTTTAGACGGATGCTGATACTGATTAGCTATGCCGCCATCAGGACAACGGACAATCCAAGCATTGCGGCCTTTTTTATCTGTTATTTTTTCTATCGTGTACATGCTGATTAAATAATTTAGCTAACATTTCCACGGAATCACACCATAAAGCCAATCCGCCGTTATCATTTACCATATTAATAAAATCATATTGAATTTTATCAGGGACATTCCCAGGCGTTTTACATTCAACCGATAGCAAACGTCCATCACGGAGCTGACCGATAATGTCACCCATGCCAGGATAGCCGACTTTGATCCATCGTTTACCATGTATGGGAAACGTCCCTGTTGTCGTGGTATGCACCCAGGCAACCATAGGATGAAAGCCTAAAAACTCCATGCATTTATCCTGCACTGTTTCCCTTTCAGCTTTTCCCATGCTTCACCATTATATTAAACCATTCCCGGCCTTTTCGTGTGATGCTAAAAGTGGTTGGCGCCGGCCCAGGCTGCCCAGGATGCTTATTAATCTGAACACAAATCAACCCGGCATTGGCTAAATTATTAACCAGTTTGCGGAGCCTGGCAAGGCTTAAATCATCGAAAGATTGATACATTTTCCGGGTGAAAAGTGCTTTATTTATCGGCCCAAACTGTTTGATTATGTATAAAGCCTTGATTTTCTTAGCTATTGTTGACATAAATTATTTTTCCTAAAAACTTGAACAATGATACGAACACAATTATACTATCTTCAAATTAGCGAACATAATTATTTTTATTGAATTGAGGGCAGAAAAATGGAAGATGGCGCATTAGAACAGGCACAGGAAGATTACCTTAAATTCCTGTTCACGAATTTTGAAACGGTTGGCCGTGGTACAAAGTACGAACGGGCTGAGTACGACATTGAACAATATCTAAAAGATTTTCTAACCGATATTCTTGATCCTGATGAATTGCGCCTTGCCTGGCTGGATGGCGGCATGGACGCGGTGAAGGAACTGTTTGCCGAACGCCTTGAAACCTATCTTGATGATATTGCCACCACTGCCGTTTACGAAAAAATGGGGCTGCGCTAATGAATCGTTATCTTGTTCAACTTTACATCGGCATCGAGAAGTTCAGCTACCCACAGGAAGCCGAAAGCGCCGATAAAGCCTACAAACAGGCAGAAGCCGCGCATTTTGAAAAGGGCTTACCAGAACCTGACTGCATGAGCGTAACACTTCATGTCAATTTACGCGCTCACCGAGCGCTAAACATAAAATACGAGGAAACGAAATGAGCCGCGACAATATCAAACAAGCCGTAAATGAATTGGTAGAAGCGATTGATAACGATGAATCAATCGAAAAATGCTATCAACACATCAAGACGATTGAAAATTGTCTGTGGGCCGAAAAGGAAGAAAGGCTGGCCGCTGCAATCGCCGCATCGAGGGTGCAATAATGTTTACGAAAGGGCCATGGAAAGCATGGCAAGAAAGAGCTCCAGAGGGGCCGTGGTTTGTAGAAATGAGCGACGGTTCAAATATTGGGATAGGGCACCTTGCGACAGGCGAACCAGATGAGGCCAACGCCCGCCTAATCGCGGCTGCACCGGAAATGTATGAGGCTTTGAATATATGCCTTGGTCATTTAACTGGCGGAATGGATGGAAATTGGGCGGATTGCGATCCAATTGATGGAGCAAGAAAGGCTCTAGCCAAAGCGGAGGGTAAGGAATGACCGAAGCCGAAGCCAGAACGAAATGGTGTCCGATGGTGCGGTATCCAGTATGGCCGGGTGAGTGCAGCGGGGGAAATGAGGGAGCTAAGTGCATCGCCTCTGACTGTATGATGTGGCAGTGGGCAACCACACCGGGACAAGAACAATGCGGTTATGGGCCAGCTAAAGGCTATTGCGGCCTTGGAAGAAAGCCATGAATATTTTACTGGAAGCCTATAAACGATTAGGCATCAAACGCCGATACAAAGGGCCAATGGCCACAAGAACCTATCAATATCCATCCTACATACGGAGTCAATCAGAATGAATGACAAGAAAGAACTCACACAAAAGGCTGATGCTGCCATAGCGCCAAGCATCACGCCTATGGACATGCTGCAGATGGCAGTCCAGCAAAATGCGGATTTGGATAAGCTGGAAAAGTTAATGGCCTTACAGGAACGATGGGAAGCTAACGAGGCGAAAAAAGCCTATAACGCTGCTATGGCTGCCTTTCGTGAAAATTGCCCTATTATTTCCCGTACCAGGGCCGGGCATAACAATAAATATGCCGGCCTGGCTGAAACGATTGACGAAATCAAGGGATTGATGGCCGATCATGGGCTATCTCATTCATGGAAAACTGAACAGGAAGGTGCTCAAATCAAAGTCACATGCTGCATCACCCATATTGCCGGGCATTCAGAATGTACCTCCTTGACTGCCGAGCCTGACAAATCAGGCAGCAAAAACAGCATTCAGGCAGTCGGATCAACCGTGGCCTATCTGGAACGCTATACCTTATTTGCCATTTTAGGGCTGGCTTCTAAGGAAATGGATGATGATGGAGCAGGCGCAGAACCCGCCGCATTACTAACCGAGGCGCAAGTTAATGAACTCCATGCCGCCGCCACTGAAGCTGAGGTACTAGATAACTTTATGAAGTGGATAAAATCTACGCTAAAGGTTAATACTTTGGCGGAAATCCGGGCTGATAAGTTTAAGTTTGTGCAAGATAAGCTGAATTTAGCCATTGAAGCGCGCAAGGTGGAAAAATGATTATCAGTGAACATCCACAGGGATCTGATGGCTGGTTTAAAGATCGGGCCGGCATCCCGACTGCCTCAGAATTTGGCAAGATTCTAACCAGCACTGGCAAAGCCTCCACGCAAGCCAAAGGCTATATGAATCAATTACTGGCTGAATTTTGCGCTGATGGGCCAATAGATAAGATTGAAACGTCCCACTGGATGCAGCGGGGCAATGACCTGGAAGCCGAAGCCCGCGAAACCTATGCTTTTATCTCAGGCAATGAGGTAGAACCGGCTAATTTCTGTTTTCTTGATGAGCGCAAACTAGTCGGCGCCAGCCCGGATGGCTTCATTGGTATAAAGGCTCGACGATGATCGAATATATGCTATCTAACAAACTGCCTGCTACTTACAAGCCCCAGGTACAAGGCCAGTTATGGGTAACAGGCCGTGAATGGACGGACTTTACATGCTATCACCCCCAAATGAAGCCTTTTATTATCCGGGTCAACCGGGATGATAAATATATCAAGCTGCTATCCGATGAGATTGAGGCATTCATTGGTGAAATGCTTGAAAAACGCGAAAAACTGAAGGCTGCAGGCTATGCAGGCTAAATGGTGCAAAACGCATAATGGCGGAATAGGCGCCTTGTTACCTATTGATGATTTTTATCCAAGAAAAGGGATCTGTAAACGATGTGAAAAAGCCAGGAAAAAGGCATTATGGCAAGAACAATACCATACCATAGATCCTGAAATAGTGGCTTTTCAAGCGATTCTTAACCAACGATGGAGAAAAAACGATGAAATATATCCTGTACACCATACTACTTACTATGGCCATTGGGATTGAGCAGACGTATGCCTATGACCAATACATTACGCCTACCTTGCCTGGCACCAGCATTCAAGATTTTTCCCGGCCCGGCTATATCCAGGAAGGCAATAGCATCTACCAGACTTTACCGGGAACCAGCATCCGGGATTATTCCGCACCCGGCTACCGGATTGATAATGGCTCGATGTATCAGACCTTGCCGGGAACGAATATCCGCGATTATTCGGCGCCAGGGTATCGTATCGGTAATTAAGTTAATGGGAGCCGCCGGGGGTGCGGTATTGCTATCAGGGCCTACTGCACCGGCTCCCGCCTAAAGAGAGGAAATCAAAATGAGTGATTTAGAGCAAAAAACAATAGAATTGTTAGATAAATTTGACAAATTAGCGACTCAATATACTCCAGACGCTATTAATGCGGCTATTTCTGCTGTCCAAGTTTCTGCAATTGGTTCATTAATTTGGGGTGTAATTGGTTGCTTTTGCGCTTATGGCTTCTGGTGGATAGCAACGCATTTTACTCAATATTCTAGAAATAAAAAACAAGAAGATGGATATATGAGCGATTGGGAATTTGGGATTGCAATTGGATATATTGGTGGCGGTATTGTTACTGGTTTTATTGCATTATTTGCAGTTTCAGAATTATTTGAGATATGGAATTGGGTGGCTATTTTTAATCCTAAATTAGCATTGGCTCATAAAATTTTAGGTTTTTAACAAAAAGGTGAATCAAAATGAACCATGGGGCTAACCAAGTTTTAAAAATGCTAAAACGCCGCAAAAAAGCCGGATTAACGGCCATGGATGCTGTGAATAAGTTAGGGATTTATCGGCTAGGGGCGCGTATTTTGGATTTGCGTCAAGCCGGCCATAACATAGAAACCGTGATGGAGGCGGGCCAGAACCGCTATGGGCATCAGGTGAGATATGCGAGGTATGTACTGAGATGAAAATAGAATTTCGATTTTTAGCAGATACAATGCCAGTGGGTATATCATCTATCATGGTTGGCTCTCCGAATTGTCCAATGTATTACCAGTTACAATACAGGGAGTTTGAGACTGTGATTAATGCAAATGAACGCATTCATAAATTTTCTGAATGGACGGATATTCCGGTTGTCTGGAAATAAAAAACCCCGCTGATAAGGCGGGGCTAAATCACTTGCAAACAAGGGAGTTTACGATTATGATTTTTTGTGTCTGGTTTAGCGGCCTAGACAGGATTAATTCTACCAATCAATTCTATCCTGTCAATCAGTTTTTTCGATTAATGCCCGCCAGACCCCGAACGGGGAAACAACGGTGGCGGGAAATCCACGTGCTAAACAAACCTGTATCACTCGCTTGAGACCGGCGAGGCCATTAAAACCTTCGTTATGTGATGGGTTAGGATGGCGGTTCCCAGGGTTATCACAAGCCCTAAAACCGTGAAGGACAATGCTGATACTTGTAGGCGCGAGGACTTAGACGATCTGTCCTGTAGACAGGGGTACATAATAAACCCCTATCACAAACGGTCTAAATGACTTTTATGCT